AAGCTAGTCATGTCCTCCTTGAACTTAGCTTGTAGTATATGTGCACCTACAACATCTATCATAAATCCTTTTTCATGTTGTCGTTGTATAATATTAGCAACCTTATGTTCTAATTCAATTGACTCTCCAAAGTCTGTCATCTTTTTAGAAAGAAATTTATATAACTTCTCAGTTAAATCAACATCATTTCTACAATACTTTAACATCTCTTCACTAAAATAATCAAAGTTATCAAACTCCATTTTCTTTTTATAAAGTTTTTCACCCCAATTTTTTAATGAATGCCCACCCTCTAACATAGGGTTAAGTAATCTAGATAAAATTAATGTATCAGTTATCTTACAATTTTTAAATATGTTATAACCAAAAGCTTTATTCAAAACTGGTATATCAAATCCAATAATGTTATGTCCAATAACTTCTTTAGTTTGTTTTAAAAATTCTTCAAACCTATGTATTCTATCTTCTTTAAATTGATAGTAAGTATCTTTATGTTTACAAACAATACACCAAATTTTATCTGTCGTCATTGTTGTTTCAATATCAAATATTACTTTATCAAAAGTCATCTACCTTTACCTCAGATAATCTTCCAGTATCCATGTCATATCTTAAGTCACAACATGGTCCAGTTAAACCAGCAAATCTGTTCTTTAATACTCTTACCCTTGTGGTACTACGGATTTCAGGGTCATCGTTCTGTGCGTCTCTCTCAAGCCCTATAACCATGTCACTTAACTGCCCTATAGAAGCCGAACCTCTTAGTTGAGACAGAGATGTAGCCGCACCCTCTTCATGTCCCTTACCATCAGGTCTCCTTAAATGTGAGACTACTATCATAGCTATACCTGTTTCTTGTACAAGAGTTCTAAGTCTAGTCATGATTTCATCTAATGCTCTACGTTCATCTCCATGACTTTGGTCTGATACTATAATACTAACGTGGTCTATAATAATATACTTACAATCTAAACCTTTTGCTAAATATCTAACTCTAGAAATTATATTATCAATAGTGTTAGAACCAAAATGGTCAAACATAAATATTCTACCAGTACCTACAGTAGCATCAAAGTAAGTTCTTAATTCTTCTTTAGGAACATGAACATCAGGTAAATGTAATCGTTGATTAGCTTCGATACTCATGATACCTTTAGATGTTATAACTGGGGTCTCTTCTAACATTAACAAACCTATATTATCTTTAGTTTGTTTTATTAGATGATGAATTAATTCTCTCATTACTTGAGTCTTACCTAACCCACTACCTGAAGTAAACGTCACTAATTCAGATGGTCTTAATCCATAAGTAATTTTATTTAATCCTTCAAAAGGATATTGAACAAAGCTTTGTAATGTTGGTTTACTTATCTCATCAAACAAAACATTAGCATTTATAATTCCATCAGGAGCATAGACCTTCGCATCCCAAAATGCTTTTTGATAAAGCTGTAATTTATTTTTAATTAAACAATCAGATGCATCTTTTAAATCATTAGGCAGATACATTATCTTACATTTTCCAGGGCTAAATAATTCAGCTACCTTTAATGCACCTTCACGACCATGCTTATCGTTGTCAAAATTAATTATGATATTTTCAAATTGTTCTAACCATTCTAAACTACTCTTAATATCTTTAACTGCAGAAGTTATTCCATTCTTAATACTAACAACTGGTGTGTCGTATCTATCAGTCTTAAACATTTGATAAGCTGATAAACAATCAATCTCACCTTCTGTAATTACACAGAATTTTCTTTTAGAGAATAAATGTTCTCCAAATAATCCTGAGTTTTTTGTATTACCTTGTATAGTAAATTCTTTTAGCTTTGTAAATCTTGTCTTGGTTGCAATCTTTGCACCTTGCTTATCATGATAAGGATAATAATGATTAGTTATATTACCCATACTATCCATCTTAACACTCACCCCATACTTTCTACAAGTAGGTTCAGTTAAGTTTCTATCTACAATTTCTGCAAAGTCAGAAGACTTTACAAAATCTTTTACTTCGTATTCGTGTGTGCCATTACCATTTGTTTGTGTTGTTTCCATATCGTATTCCTTTATATATTGTTGACATGAAAAACAATACGCAGACCCATCACCATTAAGAGAGACTGCATCAGTACTCTCACATAATGGACATGGTAAATGATATTTTATAAATCCTTGTTTCTTTGTTTCCATTGTCGCCCTCATAAATTATTTATCCCTAAAAAAAAGGAGAGCCAACCTGTTGCCAAGCTGACCCTCCTGTAGGAGTAGAAAATGAGTCATGCATTATGACTGTTAATGTTGTATCAAAAATCTTCTTTGATGTCAACACCATTGGAAGATTTTTCTATATTAAAATCTTCTTTAGGAGTATATTCCACTAAATCCAGTACCTGTACAGCTTGTAAATCTAAACCTTTGCCCTTCTTACCTTTAAAATTCCAGTCATAAGATTTATACATAACCTTTACTTTACTGCCATTACCTAATATTTTTTCGATAGGTTTCTTATCAGCATCCACTAATTGTGGTTGTTGGTTCTTATCACCATTTGCTTTAGATACCTTACGTTTAAATCTGATAATATTTTTTACAACTTTATCATCAGCTTTTGTTTCACCAACATTAAAACCATTTGTTTTAAAATCAGTTGCAATCTTATCATCAACTGCTAAATCTATTCTCCACATAGGTTCAAACTTTTCATTTGGTCTTGTCAGAGAAGCCCAGTAAGCTGTGCCTTCAATTATTGCCATATGTTTTTTCCTTTTTATTAATTGTTTATTCCTTTTTGTATCATAATTCATCCTCGCTGTCAACACCTACATCATCTTTTTTTTCTAAAGCTTCATCTATTTTCTTGTTAATCATTCGTTTAATATTAGCTTTCTTCTTGGCAGTTGACTCTAAATCTCCTATCTTCTTACCCATTGTATGTATATCATCATTAGCATTCTCTAACTGAATTAATAATTGTTTAATCTTATTATCTTTTTCAGATGCTAATTTAATAGCATCATTCTTTTCTTCAGTCAAATCTCCAATCTGATGTTTCAATGCAGTAATTAATTCCTTGTCACTCATATATTATTTTCTTTTTTTCTTTTTAGTTTTCTTTTTCTTCTTCTTTATTAATGTAATTGGTTTTCTTATACAATGGAATAGATATATAAATAAGGATACCAAAACAAATATAAATATAACCATAGATACTGCTAAGAAAAAGGATAGATAACAAATCTTAAACACATCTGATACTACCATCAGTCTTTCCTTTTTAGTACTGGCTAATATAATACTTACATCAGGTTCGTATATTGCCCATTGTTCTACTGAAGCTATGGTCAGAACTTCAGGTATCGGTTCATCAAAGTCATGCATGATAGTATTCGTCACTAAATCTTTTAATTTTTTAGCTTTAACTACATACTCATATGCATGAGTTTTAATACCTTTATCAGTTACTAAATAAGTTGTTAAGTCTACACCACTATATGCTTTTGCATAAACATTATTACTTAATGCTATACTTGAACCACTAGATAACAATGCAAACTCACTACATCCAGTTAATAATAATAAACCAACTATTAATCCTAAACATTTTTTAATCATAATAATCTATTCCTATTTAATGTACTAACGTGAACATACTTATTAAACTCTTCACGCCCTTCTTCATCATCTAATTTCTGATGACAATCAGAACATATCTTTTTATTTCTATCGTGGACATATCTTAACATAGTACCACCATTTGCTGTACCTTTACAGGTAGCACACACATCCTTAAAATTTGTACCTCCATCCATCATACCCATAATTATATTCCAATCATTATAATATAAACTAACACACACATTACTACTGAAATACTAACTACTCCTGCACCTGTATATATTTTATTCATTATCTCTCCTTTAGAGTTCATAACATTTTTCTGTAAATAATTCTTTAATAGGTATGACTACACATTTAGATGCTCGGTAATCTCCTATCTGTTTTGTATGTGTCTTCTTATATTTGTTTATTATTTTTTTTAATCTTGATACTCTAAAGACTAACATACAATGTTCTTTACCATTAAGTTCTAGTATTTGAAACCACCATTTAGCTTCGGTCTTATCTATACCACTTGGCTTACCTCTATACTCATACTCAACAGCAATATTACCTGTCTTTCTCCACCAACTTCGTTCAGTTTTAACTTCTACTTTACCACCCTTAAATAAGTCGGCTACTCTTTTCTCTCGTATCTGACCATACTTTAAATCAATATCAAACTTTGCTGTTTTATTTAAGTCGCCCATAAATTAATGAAAACTACACAGATAATTTGTGAGAAACTTATTTAAATTTTTATGTTCAAACAGTTGTTTTGTTTTTGCCTTTGTTAATTGATTAAATGTTTTAACTATGAACGAGGGTTCAAAGTCAGAATGTTCGCACACTTCACAGAAGTGAGTGTCGTTTGTATTAAACCAAGACTTTGCGTCTTTGATTATTTTTACTCTATGTTTACCCCATGCGTGTATGTCTACATCAAGGGCATCCATAATGGCTCGAACAATAACACTCCGCCATAAAAGAATATGTGGTGTTATTTTTCTCCCCTCACCTATACCTCCAAAGATGGAAGCAGCATTTCTATTTCGTATCATACTTCATTTCGTTGTCCAAGTATTTAGCAATCAGTTGAGGTTTCTTACTCTTTACAATCCTTGAGTGAAACTCTCTTTGTTTCAATATCCTCGCCATTGGATTTCTTGACTTTATTATTGTAGGTTTTTTCATCAATTTCCTCAACAGTATTCCTTTGAAACTTTACTTCTTTGCCAATGATATTTGAATAAGGACTCCAATTTAAATTTTCTTTAGCTTGGTGTAGTAATGTTCCTGAATTGTAATAGTCTTCGATACACATATCTACATTCACCCAAGATTTTTTCATAAAGAATTTATTCGCCATAGTCCTATCCAACAAAATGTTGTTTAATATAATTAGAAGTTGTACCCAATTTATTTTGGGCAGTACTTCCTATTATACCTAT